ATAATCAACCTAGTTTTGAAGATGAAGTTAAATTAACTTATGCTGGATCTGTAAGAACAGGACAGATAATTAATATAGATACAAAACAAGGTGGACAGACTTATCTGTTTACATTATTGGTGAGGTTCTGATGGCAAGAGTTGATGCTATTGACAATATTATTCCAGATTTGGAAGGGAATTTAGAGAGAGATTTAAATACTTTAGTGCGAGTAATTATTACTGATCTATCAACTGAAGAAAATAGTCCTGTTGATACTGGTTTTTTTGCTTCAAGTTGGACAGCAAGTACACAAAGACCTAGACCAGACCAATCTAGAAAAGATCATGCTCCTTGGAGTGGCATTAAGCCATCAAGAGATGGAACCCGTGCTCCTGGAGCAGTCGTTGAATCTAGATTTCTTGATGAAATACCATTTAATTTTAAACCTTATTCAAGAGTATTTATCGGCAATAGATCAGAATATGCAGCTAGAGCTTTAGCATCTCCTAGAAGTGGAGTACCTCAATATGTGCAAGGAAAATTAGGAAAATTAATTAATCAAGTATTTACAGATAAACCAAAATTAAATGTTGGTACATTTGGTTCTGGAGTAAAATATAAATCTGAGAATGTAAGACCTTTAAAAGGTTTTGGTTTATTTGGTGGTGCTGATGATGTATTTGTTGATTATATTAATCCATGACTTTAGTTAACACCAGAGCAGCTTTTGAAAAAGCAGTAACAGATGCAGTTGCAGACACAGATCCAACTGTAGAGATGATTTACGACAATATGATTTATAAAACTCCTGGAAAAACTAAAAAGTATATTGTTATGTCAATAGATTTTTCACAGGCAACGACACAAACTCAAGGTGCATCACAAGATTTTTACTCTGGTGTCATTCAATGTAATATTTATGTTCCAAGAGGAAAAGGTAGTGCAGCTTTATCTGCTTTAGGAGAAGCTGTTATTGATGGCCTTACTTCTGTTAATGCTTCTGATTATACAGATACTTTTAGTTGTGACCCTAGAGTATTAGATGTTGTTGGTCCTGCTCCTATTGAATTAGATGACTCCGCACACTTTTTAGGCTTAATATCTTGCCAATTCACTGCAAATGCGTAGTATAGTAATGTAATATTACTTTTATATATGACTAGAGCAATCGACCTTCTAAAAACAAATTTTGGTGTTTCACAATTATATACACATGATGTTGTTAAAAATGGTCAAGTTCTTTTTACTGTTTATTGGCATCCACTTACACTTGCTGAAAGAGAAATAATTGTAAAGCAAGCAGGAGGTAATTTAATTGATAATTTTAATGATTATTCATTACAGTTAATGATTACTAAATCTCTTGATAAAGAAGGTAATAGAATTTTTCAAGATGGAGATAAAGCAAGTCTTAGAAGAGAAGTTGAAGCAACAATTTTAGAACAAATACAAGTTGCAATGATAAATGCAGGAGAAAAGGGGGTGGATGAGGCTAAAGCCGATTTAAAAAGCGAGTAATGATTGGAGGTTTATTTTTACTCTAGCTAAAGCATTACATAAAACAGTTGCAGAAATTTGTCGTGAAATGACAAAAGAAGAAATGATTGGTTGGGCTGCTTTTTTTGAAATTGAACATGAAGAATATGAAAAAGGTCAGAAGCAAGCACAAACTAATAGTGCTTTGAAAGGAAAAAGAGGTAGAATGAGATAAATGTTTTTAAATTTATAAAAAGTGGCTAATTATAATGTCAACTTAGATGTAAAGGTAAGAGCACAGCAGCTTAAGGCATTTAATAAAAGTATTAAGCAAACAATTAAAGACGTAAAGTTATCTAATAAAGAGTTAAAAAAGCTTGAGAATGGTGCAAAAGGAATGTCACCAAGTTTAGTTAAATTAAATTCTGTATTAGCTAAAGCCAAAACAAATTTTTTAACAGCAGCAAGAGGAACTGATGCTTATAGAACTGCATTAGTTCAGTTGGCTGATGCTGAAAAAATAGTACGTCAAGAACAATCCAAATCAACATTTGATTTAAACCAAGCTAGAAAACGGGCAAATAAAACAGAAAGAGATGCTGAAGCTGCAAGACTAAGACGATTAAGAGAAGAAAGAAGATTGAGAAAACAAATAAATCAAGAAATAGCAATATCTGCTGCAAGTGCTCAAGCAGAAATAGCAGTCCGTAATAATGCAAGATTTGGTGTTTCTGGAGGTCAGATAGGTCCAGCACTTGCTCCTAATATTTTTAATCAAGCAGGTCTTGGTGCAAATGCTGTAGCTAATAGACCTTTTTCTATGCCAGGCGGTGCGATGAGCAGGTTAAAAGGTGGTGCTGGTAGTGCAATGATTGGTGGAGGATTCCCTTTATTATTTGGAGCAGGAGGGTTAAGTTCAGTAATGGGTGGTATTGCTGGTGGTATTGGTGGAGCACTTGCACCAGGAGGAGGTTTTGCTGCTTCAATCATTGCTACTGCTGCTGCTGCACAGATAGAAAAAGCTAGAGAGTTTAATAAGGCAATAAAAGAACTAAACAGATCAATAGCAGCAACAGGAGGTCAATCTCAATTTACAGCAGGGCAGATAAAAGAATTTGGTAAATCTATGCGTATGACTAAAGAAGAGGCATTGGAAGCGTTAAAAGCATTTGAACAATTTAGTGCTGCTGCTCGTATCTCATTATTAAAAGTATTTGGCGATGAAGCTACTTTTAATATGCTTGCAAGTTTAAAAGATAATGCTGCGATCTTAAGTCAAATGGATCAAATTACAAAAGATTTAGGATTTGAACAAGCTGGTCTTGTATTACAAATTTTAAATACACAAGGAGCAAGAGCAGCAGAAAATAAAATACTAGAATTGACTATTGAAAAAAATAAAGAATTAAATTTTATAACCAAGGAACGAGTTGGAGCAGAAGGTCGTTTAAGAAAGATAAGAAAAGAACAAAGAGCAGAAGAAGAATTAAGAATCCAACAAGAAATTAATAATGCAAAAACTATTTTAGAATTACAAATAAGAAGAACGGAAGAACTTAGAAAACAAGCAATACTTAAAGCACCGATTGATGAAATGGAAAAATTATCTGATGCTCTATTCCAAGTTGATGCTCTTGGTAAAAGTATTGGAGCAAGTTTTTCTGAATCATTTAAAGGAATTGTTCGTGGTTCTATGACGGCTCAAGATGCACTTAGAAATTTATTTAATAGAACAGCAGATCATTTTCTTGATATGGCAGCACAAATGTTGGCTGCACAAATAAGAAGTGGTATTTTTGGTATTTTTCAAAGCATGATGGGTTTAGGACCTTTAGGTAATCCTCTGTCAAGAAATACAAGTGGTGTAGATCCAATGATGCCTAGTAATCCTGTTGGATTTAGTGGATATTCAAGACCTTCTTTAAATAGAGTAAGAGGTACTGGTGTTAGGGCAGAAGGTGGACCAGTTATGAAAGGTGGAAGTTATTTAGTAGGAGAACGAGGGCCTGAAATGTTTAGTCCAGGTGTATCAGGAATGATTACACCAAATCATGCTCTTGGTGGTTCAACAAATGTAATAGTGAATGTAGATGCTTCTGGTTCTTCTGTTGAAGGAGATCAACAAAGTGCTAATGAATTTGGTGAACAGCTTGCAGCAGCAGTTCAAGCTGTAATAATCAATGAAAAACGAGTTGGAGGTTTATTAAATTAATGTCTAATCCTTTTGATAATTTAAAACCTAAATATAATTACACCATTGTAAGACAACCAACTGTTAATGTTTTAAGTTTTGGAGATGGGTTTGAGCAAAGGTTAACGAAAGGATTAAATCAAAATCCTATTACTTTAAATCTTAAGTTTGATCTATCTCAAACAGAATCTACGACTGCTGTTAATTTTCTTAATGACAGGATTACAGATGGTGCGTCATTTACTTTTCTTGTTCCAAATGAAAACGTAACAAAAAACTTTGTTTGTCTGTATTACAATACTGCTATTCCTGTTTTAAATAGAGTTACATTAACTTGTTTTTTTAGAGAAGTATTTGAACCGTAATGGCAATTCCTTTTTCTGAACTAAATAAGATAAATCCAAGTTCTGTTATTGAGTTATTTGAACTTGAACTTACTGTTGGCTTACACGTTCCTTCTGGTAATCCTAATAATTTAGATACTGTATTTAGATTTCATGCTGGTGCAAATTTAAATAATTTTGGAATGATACGATACCTTGGTCAAGATTATCAAAGAGTTGCAGTAAAAGTAGAAGGTTTTGAAGATACAAGCACAGGTACAATTCCAAGACCTACTCTTACCTTTAGTAATTTAGGTGGAATAACAAAAGATACAACAGTTATGACTATGAGTGATTTTTTAGCAATAGTAAATACAACAACTCCTGGAAATGATTTATTAGATGCAAAAGTAACAAGACTTGTACCGTTAGCTTCAGCCTTAGATAATCATAATTTCCCTCCAATAGGGAATGCACAGCCTACAAATCCTTTTGGTACTCCTAGTACAGATAGATTACAAGACAGAGTTTATTATATTGATAGAAAAGCTGTTGAAAATAGGCAAATTGTGCAATTTGAATTAGTAAGTGTATTAGATATGCAAAATAAAAAAATACCCAAAAGAATAGTTACAAGAGATTTATTTCCTGCTGCTGGTACATTTGTATAATGACTTGTAATACATGGGCTACAGAAGCATATAAACACGCTAGAGAGTGTTATCCAGAAGAGTGTTGTGGTCTTGTTTTAGATATAGCTGGTATGCTTACATATTGGAAATGTAAAAATATATCAAAAGCATATAAAGAAGAATCTTTTGTTATAGATCCTATAGATTGGGCAGATGGTGAAGATCAAGGTGAAGTCTTAGGTATTGTTCATTCACATCCCGATGGATTGTTTGAATTTAGTCATACTGATAAAATTAGTTGTAAATATAATGATCTACCTTTTTATCTTGTAGATCCAAATACAGAATCTATTATTAAATTAGATCCATCAGAAGTAGATGATTAAATTAACTATTTATGGCCGATTAAGAAAATTTATAGGTCAATCTACATTTGAAATAGATGTAGCAAGTCCAAAACAAGCTTTTAGTTTTTTAATACATAATTTTGAAGGAGTAGCAGATCATATTAAAGAACAGGAATATTGTGTGATGGCAGGTAAAGTAAGAATTTCAGAAGATTTATTAGATTTACAAACAGAAAGTGATATTAAAATAATTCCAGTTGTACACGGAGAAATACTACCATTTATTGCTGGAGCAGCTTTTCTTGGTGCTGGTGCTGCTATCACTGCTGGTGTAACTATTGCGGGTATTACTATTGGGGCTGCTGTAGGAACTGCTTTTACTTATATTGGAACAAGTCTTTTAATACAAGGTGTTACTGATTTATTATTTCCACTACCTGCACCACCTACATTTGCTGCTGATGAACAAGATCCTAGTTTTATTTTTACAGGACAAGCTAATATTTCAAAACAAGGTGTTCCAATAAATATTGTATATGGAGAAATGTTAATAGGAACTAACACCATAAGTGCAAATGTAGATACTTTACAAGTAGTTGATGAGGATGAGGATAATTAAATGTTAAAAGGCGAAATTATTAATGGTGGTTCAATCGTAAGTGGTGGTAAGGTCTTTCAACAAAACGCAAAACTACCAAAAGATGCTTTAAAATCAGTAGATTTTATCACTGTTGTAGATATTTTAAGTGAGGGTGAGATAGAACTTAGTGCTACTGCACATAAAGAAGATATTACTGATAAAACAACTAATAGATATAAAAATGCTTTTTTAAAAGATATATTTTTAAATAATCAGCCTGTATTAGCTCCAGATGCCAATCTAGATAATCCAGCAAAATCAGATAAGAATTATGAAACTGTTAAAGTACAATTTCGAGAAGGAACTGCAAATCAAACTAAATTACCAGGAAGAGCATTAACACCATCTACTCAAGTAACAGAAGGCGATATTGGGGAATTTGTTAGCTTTCCAGAGGGTGGTACTGCGACAACAAGGTCTGTTACTATTAATAATGTAGATGTAGATGTTGTAAGAGTTAGAGTTAATTTTGTTAATTTTTTTAAAATAGATAGCAAGGGTAAAAGAAAAGCAACACAAGTAAGAGTACAAATTTTTGTAAATCCAAACAATGGCAATTCACAAAGAGTTGTCAATAATGTTGTTAAAGGTAAAAGTACATCATCTTATAATCGTGATTATGGAATAAGACTTAAAAATTTAACAGGATACAATACAAACCCACCTAATACCTCAGGATCATTTTTTCCAATTACGGTTACTTTAACAAGAGCTAATGATGAAGGTGATAGTAATACTTTTAATCAAATGAAATTAGAAGGTGTTACTGAAATTATTGAAGAATCCCATACTTATCCTCATGTTGCTCATAGTTCATTGCGTTTTAGTGCAGAAGAATTTCCATCTTTACCATCAAGAATATTTAGAGTAAGAGGTAAAAAAGTTAAGATTCCTCATAATGCAACAGTAGAACGTGCGACAGGTAGAATAACGTACAGTGGTAGTTTTAATGGTAGTTTTAAAACAGATAGAGAATGGACAAGTGACCCCGCGTGGATTTTATATGACTTACTAGTTTATAATTCTGAAAGAAATGCTAACCAACAGTACGGCTGTGAATTACCAGAGGCTTCAATAGATAAATTTGTTTTTCAAAAAGCAAGTGAATATTGTGGTGAATTAGTAGATGATGGGCAAGGTGGGCAAGAACCTAGATTTTCATTAAATGTAAATATAAGAACTCAAACTGAGGCTTTAAAACTTATAAATGATATTTGTTCTGTAATGAGAGCAATGCCTTTTTACTCAGAAGGCACAATAAAAATATCTCAAGACGCTCCAAAAGATTTTACTAATCCAAATAAAATAGAATTTGATTATATTTTTAATAATGCAAATGTTGTAGATGGTAATTTTCTTTATAGCGGTAGTTCTTTAAAAACAAGATTTACAATTATAAATGTCAGTTATTTTGATTTAGAAACTCAAGAACTTGATTATGAAACTGTTAAAGATACAACAGCAATACAAAAATATGGAGAACAAATAAAAACTATTAGAACTTTTGGAACTACCTCAAGAGGTCAGGCACAAAGAGTTGGTAAATGGTTTTTAAATACACAGCAAACTGCTACTGAAACTTGTGTTTTTGAGACTAATATTGCTGCTGGTGCTGTTGTTCAAATAGGTAGCATTATTGGTATTGCAGATAGAGTAAAAGGCAGTTCAGTAGTTCAAGGTACAAATATCGTTGGGAAAAGAAGAGGAGGTCTTGTAAAAGCAGTTGGCTCTAGTCAAGGTAATTCAAATATAGATCAAATAACTATTGATAATGTTGATGACACAAACCAACCTGATATTAGTGATTCTCCTACTATTAGCTGTTTATTAAGTAATGGAACGGTAGAAACTAGGACTATATCTAGTTATTCAAATAATCAAACTGTTGTAAATGTTTCTAGTTTTGCTGGTAGTACAGATCATTTTTCATCTGCACCTGTTCTTAATAGCCCATATATTTTTGAATCAGGTAATTTTGCTGTTACAACCTGGAAAGTTACAAATATAAAAGAAACAAATAAAAAAACTTATACTATAGCTGCTTTAAAACATAATCAAAATAAATATGCAGCAGTAGAAGATGGAACACAATTACCAACAAAACCTACAAATACACTTATTGAAACAAAGTTACCCCCTGGAGATGTTCTTGTTGAAGAAGTAATAGAAGTAATTAATAACAGAGCAGTGCCAAGAGTATTTATTGATTGGGAACCAGTTGAAGGCGCTTCTGGGTATCAATTGCAATATCGTAGAGATGGAGATAATTTTACACTCGTTAATACGCAAGAAACAACTTTTGATATAGTGCAGAGTAATTTTGAAGCTGGATCGTTTGATGTAATAATTAGAAGTGTAAATGCTTTAGGTGAACCATCTCTTACAGCATTAGAACGAACTTTCGATCTTAAAGGAAACAGTGCTTTACCTGAGAATCCTACAAATTTAGAATTAGAACCTATTAATAATTATCAAGTAAGGTTAAGTTGGGATGCAGCGATAGCATTAGATGTAATTCATGGTGGTAGATGCTTAATAAGACATACCGCAGCAACAATTAATAATGCAAAATTTAGTGATTCTACAGAATTAGATACACAAAATGGTAATACAACAGACGTTATTGTACCTGCATTAGCTGGTACATATACAATGAAATTTGAAGATTTAGGAGGACGCTTATCACCTATTGAAGCGAAAGTAGAGTTTGCATTGCCAGAAACAGAAGATGAACTTGTTATAAAACAACAAAGGGAACAAACAGCTTTTAGTGGCAACATTAGTGGCACTTCACCCAATGAACATTTAGCGGTTGTAAGTGGTGCGTTGGAATTGAAAAATCCAGCTACAAGTTTAACTGGTACATATGAGTTTGCAAATATTTTAGATTTAGGTGCTATCTACCAAAATCTAAGATTAAAAAGACATATAAAAAGTGAAGGATTTAAACTTGATAATAATTTTGATGCGTTAATAAGTGTAGATGCTTCTAGTAATTTTGATGGTGAGGGTAGTGACAGATTAAAAGGCAGATTAAAAGTACAGATATCAAATGATAATTCTTCTTACACAAGTTTTCTTAATTTAAAAAATGGTTCATTTGTTGGAAGATATTTTAAGTTTAAAAGTGAGCTTATATCTGTTGATGCGAATGAAAATATAAAATTTACAGAATTAGGATTTGATGCTTCTTTTCCATCAAGAGTTGAAAACAAATATATTTCATCAGGCAATGTTATAAGTACACCAATTCAATCTGGTGATTCTATTTCTAACGGAGTAATACAACCAACAGATGTTACTTTTGCAAATAGATTTTTTACAGGAACAAGTGCTATTGGTGGGTCAACTACTGCTTTTACACCTGTAATCGGTATTTCACCTTATAATCTTGATTCTGGTGATTATTTTGTTTTAAGTAACGTATCTGGTACAGGATTTACAATAATATTTAAAAATTCATCAGATTCACCTATTGATGTGAAATTTTCCTTTCAAGCGTTAGGATATGGTAAAGGTGCTTAATTAAATGTCTAGACCCGCAGACCTTACGTCATTAACTGACAGTAACAATAATATTATTAATAAATATAATACTGCTAATAGTACGGGATTAGCGGTAAGAAATAAAATTAATGATATTTTTACTGCGTTAAGAACTATAAGTGCTGATCCTGGAGATCCAGCAGGAGATGCAAATGTTGTTCCTTTTCAACCACATATTAATACTTCAACTAATGAACTAAAGATATGCACTGCTGTAAATTCTGGAACAGGAGCATTTACAACAATAGGAAATATAACACAGACAAATCTTGGACTATTACCAAAAACAGGTGGTGTTTTAACTGGTGCTTTATCTGGGATAGCTGGTACTACATCTGCACCATCTTTTAACTTTGGTGATAGTGGCACAGGACTTTATAAAAAAGGAACAAACCAAATAGGTTTAGTTGCTAACCAAGCTGAAATATCTTTTCTAGATCAAAATGGTCTGACAGTTAATAACCAAAAAGAAATACGATTTAGTGAACAAACAGGTAATGGTACAAACTATGTTGCATTAAAATCACCAAGCACAGTTGCAAGTAATTTAACATTAACTTTACCTGCTGCTGCCCCTACTGCTGCTACTAATGTTAATGCTGGTGCTGGTTACGCATTGATTGCTATTGATGAAAGCGGTGCATTAGGTTGGGGATTAGCTGGTGGTGCGGAGGGTGCTGCTGGTAGTAACAACCAAGTTTTTTGGGAAAATGATCAAACTGTTACAGCTAGTTACTCGATAACAAACGGTAAAAATGCTGGTAGTTTTGGGCCGATTACGATAAACTCAGGTGTAACTGTTACTGTTGGATCTGGTGAAACTTGGAGTGTCGTTTAAATGAGTACTCTTAATGTTGCTAATATAAAAAGTTTAACTGCATCTGCTCCTGTATTTCAAAATTCATCAGGTGTTGAAAAAGGTCAGCTTGTAAAGGCATGGGTTAATTTTAATGGTGGGGGTTCCTTGACATCATCAAATCAAAGTGGTGTTAATGATTCATTTAATGTTACTTCTGTAATAGATTCAGGAACAGGACTTTATACAATAAATATAAATAATAATATGAGTAATACTAATTACGTTGTTGCTGCTATTGTTGAAGTTAGTGGAAATGATAATAATACATCAGAGACTGTGAATATGCGCGATCCAGCTTCAAGATCAACTGGTTCATTTCAATTAAGAACAGGTAATACTGAGAACAATGCTCTCAAAGATCTTGATAGGGTCAACGCTGTGGTTTTTGGAGATTAATTATGCCAATCACATTAAACGGTGACGGATCAATAGCAGGAGGTACTTTTAATAGACCAGCTTTTAGGGCTGAATTAGTTACTACAGATCAAATAATTGCAGATAATGTTAATACAATTATTCAGTTTAACAATAATTCAACTGGTGAAAATTTTGATACAAATAATTGTTATAGCACATCTACTTTTAAATTTATCCCTGATGTCGCTGGATATTATTTAATCAATGCTCATGCAACATTTTCTACTACCTCAACTCCAAATTTAGAAGATGGAGAACTTCGTATTCGTAAAAATGATACTAGTACTCTTGCTAAAGCTGAAATTGATCCATCTAATAGTCAAGAAATGGATGCTGTCACTTGTAATGCTACAGCCATAATTCAAATGAATGGCACTAGTGATTTCATACAAGTATTGGCAACTATTAAAATACAATCAAGTAATGCAAATATAAAAGCAGACAATCATCAGACTTATTTTCAAGCATTTAAATTAGCTATTTAATTATGTCAACACTAAAGGTAAATAACTTACAGGATATAAATGGTGCTAATAATTCAACACCTCAACAAGTAGCACAAGGTAGGGCAAAAGCATGGGTACATTTTGATGGTACGTTTGGCACATCTCCATTTACTGTTGCTAATGGAGGCATTTATGATTCATATAATGTTACTTCAGTAACCGACTCAGGTACAGGAAAATATATTGTAAATATGTCAATCACAATGCCAAATATTAATTATGCTGTAGTTTCTGATGGTCGTTTTAATACTGCTGACGGTCTTGGTTCAAATATCATCTCAACCAGAAGAACTGCTTTTACAACAACAACTTTTGGAATAAGATCGTCAACATCAACAAGCACTGCAAACGATTCAGAGTTTGTATGTGCTGTAGTTTTTGGCGATACTTAATTTTTTGATATACTAAAAGAAAAAGTTTATGCTTAATTCAGACAAAAGATTTATTTATACAGATGATGAAGGTAATCTATGTATTGTTTGTCCAGCAGACAACACAAGTTTAACTTTAGATCAAATTAAAGCAAAAGATTGCCCCACAGGTAAGACAGTTTATACTGTTGATAAATCTGCAATTCCTACAGATAGGAGTTTTAGAAATGCTTGGACTTATACGGAGTAAATTATGGGATTCGGTGTAGACATGGCAAAAGCCAGAGAAATTCACAAGAATAATATTCGTATTGCTAGAACAGAAAAGTTTAAAGAACTTGATGTTGAATTTACAAAAGCTTTAGAAGCTGGAACAAGTACAACTGATATAGCAGCAAAAAGACAAGCGTTAAGAGATGCCCCTGCTGATTCTGGTATAGCTGCTGCTAGTGATACAGATGCTTTAAAAGCACAATGGAAAGCAGACATTCTTGGCAGTTCACCTTATAGCTAATGGCAATTCAACCTGGTACATATAATTTTACGTTACAGCGTAGATCAGATCATAGTATCCCTTTGTTATTTAAAGATGGAAATGATGCAGCTATAAATTTAACAGGATATACAGTGGAAGCACAGGTTTGGGAAGAGACTCGCACCACAAAATATGCAGATTTTGCTGTTACTTATACTGATCGTTCTGCTGGATCTGTTTCTATAGCGTTAACAGATACACAGACAGCTACATTTACTCCAGATGTTTTAAAATACGATGTGTTATTAACTGATCCTTCGGGTTCGAAAGAATATTATTTAGAAGGTACTATATTTGTAAGTGAAGGATACACAGCATGACTTCTGTAAACGTTACAACTACAAAAAATACAGTTACCGTAAACGGTGAGACTAGGGTTGTCACTGTAAAAACAGCAGGGCCACAGGGTACTTTTTCTGATGGTGATAAGGGAGATGTAACTGTATCAAGTAATGGATCAAGTATCGTTGTTAATGCTGGAGCGATAAATAATGCGAAGGTAGCTAGTGATGCTGCTATTGCAGGAACAAAAATAAGTCCTGACTTTGGATCTCAAAATATAACTACAACTGGAAATTTAACTTTAAGTTCTACTTCTCCAAGTATTCTTCTTACAGAAGGAGATGCAAACCCTGATTATATAATAAAATCTCAAGGTGGAATTTTTAAAGTTCGTGACCAAACGAATGGTGTTGATAGAATTTCAGTAAATACTGATGGTCATGTTGATGTAGCTGGCAACCTAGATGTCGGGGCTGGTGTTGATATAACAGGTGATCTGACAGTAAGCGGAAACATGACCGTTTCTGGAACGACCACAACCATAGATACAAGTGTGCTTACCGTAGAGGATATCAACATTGAACTAGGCAAGGTATCAACTCCTACTGATACTACTGCTAATCAAGGGGGTATAACTTTATTAGGTGCTACGAATAAGACGTTCCAGTGGTTAGATGCTACAGATAGCTGGACAAGTAGTGAGCATATCGCAATACCTGACAGTAAAAAGTTGCAGCTAGGAAATTCTCAGGATTTAAAACTATTTCACCAATCAGGTAATTCTATAATAGCTAACAGCACAGGATATTTAGAAATAAATGCTAATGCTGCTGCATGGTTAAAAACTACGCAATTAAATGTAATTGATAATGATGCAACACAATATCATTTAAGAACTTTTAAAGATAATCAAGTTGAACTCTATTTTGATAATGTAAAGCGTCTAGAAACAACCTCAACGGGCGTTGCATTATCAGGGAATTTAGAGTTATCTGGTGCTGGAGGGAATGTTAATACAAATTGGGATGATGCAAGTTGGGAAAAAATAGCATTTGACGGTAGTTATAACGTAAATCCTCAAGGTCCAAATAAAATTCTTTTACACGATTTTAGTAATTGGAAAGCTGGATTTGGGGTTTCTAATAATTTAGTAAGTATGTATTCTGGCCTAGACATAGCATTTTATGGTTTAACAACTGACAGTACAGCTTCAACTAAAGAATTGTTAGCTAAATTTAAATCTAACAATGCTGCAGAACTCTACTACGATAACGTAAAGCGTTTTGAAACGACTTCTTATGGCATACAGGTACAGGGCAGTGTTTTTGTACAAGATGGTTCAGCTTCGGGTAATAGATTTACAATCGGAACTTCGGGTGATCTAAAGATTTTTCACGAAAATGATGTTAATGTTTTTGCAAATAACCATAGTGCTACAACTGAATTTCGTGCTGATACTTTTTTAGTAAAAGATCAAGCTAACAGTGCAAATAAATTTTTAATAAATTCGTCTGGCAACGTACAAATACCAGCAGACAGTGCAAAACTACAACTCGGTGCTGGTCAAGATTTTGAACTTTATCATGCATATAATACAGGTCAATATGGTGGTGTAAATATAATTGCAAGTCATCTAAAGCCCATTGCTTTTAAAACGAGTACAGCTGGTAGTACTGAAGATGGAATGCTTATATATCCAAATGATAGAGTTGAACTTAGATACGACAACGTAAAACGTCTAGAAACAATTTCAACTGGAACAAAGATCAGTGGTAGTGAAAATATAGAAAACAGTGTAAATGCTTTATCAGATTTAAGTGTAGCGAGTAACTATCATTTACATCTCAGCAATCCAGCAAATGACGCAAATGAAGCAGTTGGTCTTTGTTTTGGATTGTCACTTGGTGGTGATATAGGAGCTTCAATTTATCATAAAAGACTTGGTACAAATAGCTACGGTGATTTAATGTTTGCTACCAAAGCAAGTGGAGGCAGTGTTACTGAACGACTCAAAATCACATCTGATGGCAACATACAAATACCAGACAGTGGAAGATTACAACTTGGTACTGGTCAAGATTTAGAGGTTTATCACACAGGTTCAAGTGGAAATATTATTAACACTACAGGTCTATTAAAAATAAGTGCAAGTGCTGGATCAACTTATGTACAAAGTGATAATAATGTTTGGATAACAAAAAATAATAATGCCGAAACAATGGCAAAGTTCAGTGCTGACGGGCCAGTAGAGTTATATTTTGACAACAGCAAAAAGTTTCAGACAACCGCAACTGGTGGTACATTAACTGGCAGCCTAAGAATAGATGAAGGTGCTGTCGATGGAATATTAGGAACAGCGTTTTCTGGTTTTTTTGGATTAAAACACGCAGACCACACTTTAAATTCTGAATATATGATTCTTTCAAACAATACAGATACTTTTATAAGTGCAAGTAGTGGATCGTCTGTAAGAATAAGAAGTGGAGGTAACGATACTAGTAATGAGTTAAAAGTTGGAAGTAATGGAGTTGAGATAACGGCAGAAGCAACAATAAACGGAATCACTGTTGGTAAAGGTGCAAGCGATGTTATAGGCAATATGGTTGTTGGAGAAAATGCTTTAGATGCTGTTACAACAGGAAGTTTCAACACTGGTGTAGGAAGACAAGCTTTAACTGATCTTACAAGTGGACAAAGTAATACAGCAATAGGATCAGGCGCTCAATATGACTTAACTACAGGTAATCAAAATACTTCGGTTGGATATAATTCACTTGGTGCTAATTCAACAGGTAGTAACAATACCGCAGTAGGTTCTGTTGCTTTAGACGCTAGTACAACAAGCAACAACACTGCCATTGGTGCAAATACTTTAACAACATCAACATCTGGAGCTTTAAACACTGCGGTTGGTGCATTTGCTTTAGATGCAAATACTACAGCTTCAAACAATACTGCTGTAGGTTTTGACTCATTAGGAGCAAACACAACTGGAGCTTCTAACGTAGCGGTTGGAACTTATGCCTTAGACGCTAATACTACTGCAAGTTTTAATGTTGCCGTAGGTCACAATTCTTTAGGAGCAAATACAACTGGTGACAGAAACGTAGCGTTAGGATATGACGCCTTGTTCACTAATACTGTTGGAGATCGAAGTGTCGCTATTGGTATGCAAGCTTTATATACCCAAAACCCTGCCAGTAATACAGATATGAATAATATAGCGATTGGTCATGCTGCTGCTTTTAATACTACAACTGGTGCTAATAATACTGCTGTTGGAAATAATAGTTTATTTGCAAACACTACTGGAACTAGAAACGTAGCTTTAGGTGCAAGTGCGTTAGATGCTAATACAACAGCTAGTGATAATACTGCTGTTGGTGTAAACTCATTATCAGCAAACACAACTGGAAATTCTGTTGCAGGATTTGGTGCAGTAGCATTAGCACAAAACACAACAGGTGACAATAATACTGCCGTTGGTAAAGCTGCTTTATATTCAAATACTACAGCTTCAAATAACACTGCAGTTGGTAAAGATGCTTTATATTCAAACACAACAAGTAGTAATAATGTCGCTATAGGTTATGAGGCTTTGACTTCAAACACCACTGGTAATGGTTTAGCGAT